AGGCCGCCACTGTCCATCAGAGCCGAGCATGTACCACGCTGGTGGACACTGCTTTGCCTTAACTCTTTCAACGCACATATAACCGCCCCAACCTTTTCCAGTCTTGGCTGATGTGCCTTCTTTCCAAACCATGTGACCATGAGCGCACAATGGAGCAGCAGCTACTTGAACGCCGCCTAGAGTTTCTTTGATTGTGTCAATAGCTATTCCAAGGGTCGGAATGCCTGCCTCTTCTGCCTCTTCACGTGTCTTAAACGATGGAACGTCTCCATGCTTTGTCGTCCAATAGTCATAGGCCACGGCAGAATCTTGAACAATCTTTGAATCGATGCGCTCGACCTGTTGCATATTCTGCACTGTTGGACGCTTATCAGATCCAAGTACCAGACCAACGCATCTTCCAATCGCGCTGGTCACTGTGTCTTCAACGAACCATTTTTTCATCTGGACGTTGTAGGTGTTTACGTTGCCGAATGCGTAATCGATACCGGCTGGCTCCTGATCATCGTAATGACGATACACACGGCATTCAACTAAAACGTAGCCCTTCTCCAGGTTGATGTCCATAATTGATGTGTGAATCTTGCCGTCTTTGTGTGTAGCCCAGAATCGCTGAATCCGTGCAGCGACATCTTCGTAATTTTCTAAGAAACTCACTTTGTCACCACCTGAGCTGATGCGTGACGGCCTACGGCTCGACCGCGTTGATAGCCCTCTTTGTGGCCTTCTTTGTAGCCCATTGAATAGCTGACAATCGCCCAAAGAATACAGGCAAGCGCCATAATAAAGAATAAGCCGATTTCACTTGTTGTCATTTTTGCTCCCGTGGGAGCCTTGTCGAATGCTCCCAGATACAGAGTGACATCTATGGCCGACAATTTCAAGATTGACGTCGGCGTGTCTATTTCTTGAGAGCAATCTCCAGCAGTAATTGATCTAAACGCGCCTCAATTCGAGAGACTTGATCCTTGAGACTGTTGCCACCATTCGGTTGAAACTCCCGCATGATCGACTTCACCATGAATCGCATTGACGAATAGATGGCAGTCAGCAGAGCAAGGACAAGCCCACCGACCGCCGTCCATTCGCCTACACTCACTTCTTGCTACCGAATGCGACGTCCTTTGGATTAGCCCAACGAGCGAGCATTGGCACGACTCCAGCGACAAGCCCCATGGCTAAATCTTTCGGATTGGTGTTGCCTGTTAGATAAACGGCTAACATTCCGGCCACCGAGCTTCTTGCCCATGATGCCGCTAACGCTTTTAGATCTTTCATTTTTTCTTCTCCTTTGGTTTTGCCTTCTGAATTGGCTCGACCACTGGATATTCTCCAGCATAGGGAACAAGCTTTGGCCTAGCGAAACCGACAATCTCTTTGCCAATGTAGCGTTGCTTTATCATTACCATTCCGCCGTTGCGTTGATCTCCAGTGCCGGACGTATTGCCTTCAATACAGAGCACGCTTGTCTGGCCTACCTTGACCACAATTCCAATGTGACTGATGCGATCAATGCCATCGTGTGGAAAGTCCATGAAGCATAAATCTCCAAGCTGCGGCTTATTATCAATCCAGCGTCCGAGCTCTTTCATCTTATGAGCACCAGCAGCCGTTGAAACCATTGATGGAATCTTTACGTTGGCAGTGTGAAAGACCCAGTTGCAGAAGGATCCACACCACGGCAATCCATCGGCCTTTGTAAACTTGCCGTACTTTGTCAGATTTTCGCCAGTCTCGACCGTGCCGACTTCAGCTAGTGCGATTTCGATAATCCGTGCAGCAGTGCCTTCTGGATACATTACAGACCGAGTGCCTTCAAATCATCAGTAGTCAGACCGAGCTTTGCCAATTTAGCTTCTGCGGTTGCTTTGTCAGCAGCAGCTTTAGCTTCTTCTTCTGTTGGTTGGTAAGGCGCATTGACTGACTTATACCAAGCCAATTCATCAGCAGTCATTTCGCGTTCGACAATTTCATTTGTTTGAGTGTCGTGAATTGTAATTGTCGGCTTTGTCATTAATTAACTCCATATAGATAGTAGGTTCCTGCACTGTTAAAGTTGCCTGAAGCTGGAAAGAATTGAATTGATGTGATCACGGCTGCACTGTTGTAAGCCATACCAGTTGTAAATTGTGCGCTTGGTCCACCATTGCTTCCATTTAGGCCGCCCATAATTCCTGTCCATAATTGTCTAGCCCCAGAAGTTGAATAGTTGGGTATTTGCAACACCGCATGGACATTGTCGCCATAAGTTTGCACATTGCCCCCAAAGCTGCCATAAGCCGCACCGCCACCACCTGAACCTGTTGCCACTCCATTTGAAATGGTTGTGTATCCATAAGTTGCAGTCACACTGTTAAATGTAAATCTTAATTCACCAGCAGTTACAAACGAAATGCCAAAAATCTCTAGAACAAGATTTTTATAGCTGCCGCTAATTGATGTGATGCTTACTGATGCACCACTTATAGATCCGGTTGCAAGTTGTGTCATTGAACCACTTGCAGGAGTAGCCCACACTGGAACACCACCAGAAACGGTCAAGACCTGTCCAGTTGTGCCAATAGCTAAGCGCGTATTTGTGTTTGCCGTTGCTGAAGCGTAATCAGTGTCACCCAATGTTGTTGAAGGGTTTAAGGCTTTTAACCGTGTATCCACACCTTGCAACGCGACGTCAAAGTCGGCTGGAAGATCCGTAACTAAATCGGTGGGCGTAGGGAGAACAAAGCCATAGTTCGTAGTTGGATTTGCGATGAGAGTTTCCTTTCCTTAGGAGACTATTGTGGCATATTGCCACTCTAAAGTCGGCGACACGGTATTCCATGTCTCAGTTATTGGCACATCGTTCCATCGCATGGCTTGCAGTGAATAAGCCAATGGAGACATAAGAAGAGTGATGTCGAGCTGATTGTAAGAGGCGCGGAAAGTCCAGCCTTCGACAAAGCCTTGAAAGGTTCCGGACGACATATTTGGCGGAAGGTCATTGAGTGCAATTGGCTGACCCATAAAAATGTTGATTAAGTCGTCACGATCGGCGTTGTCTAGCTCTGGATTGGTCAATGCGTAAGTAATGGAATCAAAGATTGGCTGAGGATAAGCTCTAAGTGCCAAGTAGAACGCGGCTTGATCTTCAGCATCGGCTTGGTGTTTTATGGTTGTCGTGATGATTTGAGCAAGGTCGCCATAGATTGCTATTGATGCTGCATCTGTATCGCTGACTTCGCTAGATGAGTTTGTGCCATAGCTGATAGTGATGTCATTTCTGACGTCGCCTGCCCTTGTCTTGATTGTTATGCCTTGCCCTAAGGCGTGATTGGCAGTGAGATCCGTGTAGCCATTAGCTGCAAGGTAATTCGTCCGATGAGTCGAATCTGCATAGGAGATGAGCCCCGATGCCGATTCGTATAAATAACCTAATCCGCTAGTGGCAAGCGCGGCAACCAAGTCATAGATAATAATGCGATTTGATGAACGTTGCGCCAGCTCGTAATTGCCCGGAGTATCAATCTCGCCCAGTCCACTATTTGTTACGGTTGCCCAAGTCGTAGTTGGATCATAAGTGTTCCACTGAAGCGCGGCTGGAACCTGTTGCCATTGAGTCAATAACACTTGGCGCAAGATTGTTTCTATCTGGTCGCCGTCAAAGTCTTGAGTCAAGACGCCATCTGTGAGAGCCTTCTGAAGCCTTGCAAGGGCTCCTAAAGCCGTGATTGTGACTTCTTGAGTATATGCGCTAGAACCAACCTGAGAAACGCTCACAGAAATATCGACTACTGATCCGCCAAAGATTGGCACATAGACGGCCGATGTGTCCTGCACTTCAATGGAGATAGTGTCGTTGATTTCGTAAGGTAATGCAGCTTGATTGAAGATAATGAGATTGACCGAGCAATAACCGGCTTGAGCCTGTTCGTAGATATTCGTGCGCCCTGACGTAATCGTCAGATTGGCCAACACCGAATCGGTGACATCAGTGCCATCAATTTTGACGCGCCAGACTGGAGCCCACTGGGTCATTAGATTGCCTGAAGTGCGGACGCTCCGCCAGTGCCACGATAGAACGAATCATTAAGAGTCTTGACGATTGTGCGTGCCGTACCTTCGGGATCAATTGCGCCATTGACTGTTACATTGATTCGAGCCGCATTCTGTGAATCCGTGAAACCGCCGCCGCCCATAGCAGCTAGACGAGCCGCATTCTGTGAATCCGTAAAGCCTCCACCGGCTGCTGCGGCAACCTTGATTGCACCGGCTGCTGCTGAAGCAATGCCGCCGCCGCCGCCGCCGCCTCCGCCGGCGACGCCGCCTCCCATAGAAGGAACCACAATTGATGGCACTGATGATCCACCGCTACGAATTGCACCTGGCGCACCTGTTGTTGCAAATGTAGGAGTTATTCCAGCTTTTCTTGCTAACTCTGCACCTAATTCAGAACCGGACATGCCCCACTTACTCGGATCAGTCATTGCACCTAATAAACCTAAAGTGACTGAAGCGAACTTCACAACCTTGTCCAAAGCTGCGATGATTGTATTAAGCCAGCCAATCATCTTTCCTAATCCTGAGCTCTGACCTGTATTTGCTTCGCTATTAAAGACGCCGAACATTTTAGTCAATGACGTTGTGAGACCTTTTACTGTTTCTCCGAAACCAAATGCAGCCGTTTCAGTGCTAGTCATTCCGTCTTTAAGTTTTCCTTTGCCACTAAATCCTAAAGCGAAAGCATTAAATGCTGGAAGCACGTCGTTGTTGATGTAATCAATTAACGAAGTAACCATTGGCAATAAACCTGTTCCGATAGTTTCCTTTGCTTCATCGAAACTAACTTTCAAGATTGCAATTTTGCCTTGATAAGTTTCTGCATTCGCAGCAGCAGCTCCGCCAAAGAGATCTGTTAATTTTTGCTGGACGTCCGTGAATGTCATTGTTTTGAGCTCGGCCGCAGATAGTCCAATTCCTAATTTGCCTAAAGCTGCCGTATTGCCGTCGTAGGCTTTACCGATTGCATTCGCAACAGTCTCGAGCGGCTTACCAGTTGCCGTAGCGACATCAAGGGCAACAGTAAGAAGATCCTGCGCCTTGCTGATGTCTCCAGTTGAAATTGCTAATCGCTGCAACGCTGGACGTAGCTTGTCGTCTGCGACACCGGTGGCCAAAGACATTTTGAGAATGGAATCTTCGGTCGCTGCAATTTGCGCATTCGTTGCACCAGTGGCATTTATTAAAGCATTGGCCAGTTTGTTTTGTGATGCTTCATCTTCGATTGCTGCCTTTACACCATCGACACCTATCTTGATTGCATAAGCAGCCGCAGCAGCAGCAGCAACACCGAAAGCGACTGCGGCTTTCTTGCCAAAGTCTCCAACCTTGTCGGAGAATGTTTCGATTTCTGCCTGTGAACCTTTTATGCCTTTTTTGAGATCATCAAAGTCAGCATCGAAGGTAATCTTGACCTTTGGAATGCCTGCCATTATTTGAGCCCCAAATCGTTAATTATTCCTTGAACGATTGAAATATACTCCCGCGCAACGACTGGAGTGTAGAAGTCCACGCTTTTATTCAACCAGAATCCTTCGCGATTATATGGAACCTTGAATCGGTTTGTGTATTTGCGTTGAGCTCTATCAACGCCCGGACGCGATCCATATTCTGAGCCCCAAAGAAGTGCGCCGGCTGGAGCTTGAGTGCGTCCAACTTTTGCGCCTTTCCCGCTTTTACTTGGTCGTCCACCATAGGCGCGACCGACTTTCTTTGGACCACCAATATCAACGCGAATCAATCGATCGCGTGGAGTGACAATCGATTGCAAGACTAGCTTTGTCTGTGGAGTAGGTGAGCCGTGTCCGAACATCATAATCTGTCCAGCTAGTCGTTTAGATAGCGGCTGAGCTGCATCACGGACTCGACCTTGCGTTTCTTTGTCTAAGAGATTAAGTGTTGAAATCAGATTCTTTAGCGCATAAGGCTCAACTTCAATGCGAAAGGTTCCTTGACCTTTCGTCGCCTTAAATGCCATTCTGTTTCTCCAATATCTCGAAAGCCGTGTAAATCTGCTCCGCCGTCGTCCATTCGCTCATCGGGATTCCCGTCGCTATTGCTACTTCGACGAGTATGCGATTTACGCTTCCGGCGGCGTAACTTTTGGGAGAACGTCACCGACTGTCACATCGGCCACTGTTTCACACCAGATTTCATAGCCTTTAATTGGCTTGCCACCGGCTTCACGCTTCATCGCATTCCACGCAAGGAAGAGAAGATCAGAGATTCCAATCTTCTCCTGCGCCTGCGAAATTGTGTTGCCTGTCTTTTGTTCCCACTTAGCCCACTCCGGCGGTTGTGCCGTATATGTGCCTGACTCGCCGGACATGTATTCGATCGTGATTGGTAGTCTCATTATGTGCTCCCGTTTCTGTTTAGTTTAACTGAATGTGCCGGTCGGTGTTGTTGAGCAAAGCATCGCCCAAGAATCTGTCTGCGCATCTGGTGCAGCTCCGCCAGCAGTTGGTGCTACTGGGAACACGTTGCCGGTAAAGACTGCGCCTGTTGCAGTTGTCAAGCTGAATGCAAGTGCAGTGTTCGGAGCAGAAGTGAACGCAGTCCACATCGCTTCAAAGAGTGATGATGCAACGCCCCAATCTGAAAGAAGCTCGATATTAAGTGTCCATTGATCATCAATGTGCTTATAGGCTTTTCCATCAAGTGTTTGATAAGTAGTAATGACTGGAGCATTGACTAAAGTGACGGCAGTTGTCTGCGCGTCGTAATTAACGGTGGCAAGCGTGAATACTATGTCGCGACCGGTGACTATTGTTGTTGGCATTTCTTTGTCTCCTTAGATAGTTTCTTGAGTGTAGTAAGTGCTGACCGCGAGATCCGCCACTAGTAGAT